TGACAGCCACCGCACTGATACCGTCAAGCCGGGCCTCCTGAATAAGCTGGGTTCCAGAATTGGCATCCTCGATCAACTGCACTGACGGCTTCCATTTTTCCCACGCTGCTTTCCGGGCTCGCTTCAATTCCGGGTATTCCATTTTTGCATAAACGCTATCGAGCAAGTAGAGCCCCCCCTGGATCTGAGCCCATGTCGAAATACAAGAGTTGTCATTTCTCTCCTTTGTCTTGCTGGCCCCGTCAATCGTCTGAATGCAATTGCTGTATTCAGGTAGCTTATCGTAATATCTGATAAACTTCGTCTTGAATAATCCACCCCCGGCAACAGTTGGCTCCCCCTGATATTGAGATTCAAATTCATAGCTGCCCAATTCCGTTTTGATTTCTTTCAGGTTCTTCATGTCGAACCACTCCGGCCATAGAGCCGTCCCATCATCTTGAATCGCTTTCAAATGAACGTGTTCCCACCCGCCTTTTTTCAACAGCCTACCGCTCAAATCATCGAAGTGCCACCTGGTAGCTATTATAATAATTGCAGCGTTCGGTTGTAGTCTGGTTCTCGCTGTTGATAGATACCATTTCCATAACGTATCTCTAAAATCTATTGACTCGACCTGCGCCCGGTCTTTAACAGGATCGTCTATTATCAGTATATCAGCACCCTTACCAGTCAATGATCCTCCAACGGAAGTGCCGATAAACGCACCGCGCCTGTCAGTCTCAACCCGTGACATACTTTTAGAATCATCTTTTACATGGCATCCGGGGAATATCTTTCTGTGATCATCTGATATAAAATGGTCTTTTATTTTACTTCCAAAAGTATTCGTCAGAGATTGACCATAAGTTGCAAGTATGATCTGCCTCGATGGTTTACGCCCAATACACCAGGGCACGAAAAACTCACTTGATAGAGTTGACTTTGAATGCCGGGGCGGTGCTGTAATTATCAGTCGCTTGCATTCGCCACGCTCTACCCTGAGTAATTGCTTTATGATTTTTTGGTGATGCTCTGCAAAATCAAACTCCGGCATAAGCTGCATGACATACGCCCCAAGTGATTCATGGCAGATATCAGTCCACCGTTTCACCAGATTCTAATAAAAATTGTTTGGTTTGTTTAATTAATAACTCTTTATCAATCTCCTGATCCATAGTCGGGTCCTCGCTCGGCCTTTCAATATATCCCCTGTGCTTGCCCTGAGTCTTTAGAAAGAATATTTGAGCAACTATATTGCCACTAAACGCAGCCTTGAGTAGAGAGCTTTCAACATGGTCAAGTAATCCCTCTTTATAATCAATCATTTCCTGCTCGAAGTTTGGGTCCTCTTTTCTCCATAGGTAATATGTCTGTCTGTGGATACCTACGGCCTTGCATGTCTTAGTGATATTAAATTGATTCTCTGGATATTCTTTAATAAACTTTGCTTGCTTGCCATCTGTATCTTGTACGCTCACGGTTTTATACGCTTGCTGAAATTTGCCAATGTGGATGTTCAAGACAGGTCATCAACAAATCATGTATCCAGTCCTTGAATTGAGATCGTGTACCCCATCCGTTTATGGCATCATATTTATCATATTCTTCTGGGAATAATGTAATTTGTTCCATTGCTGCCATCAAATGAGGAACGATATCACCACCCATATCAAACCCGTTTTCTTCTGGTCTCCATAGGCATTTATAAATGTGAAGTTCATCAGCCATCTTGCCTAGATTATGAGTAATATGGAAATCCTTTCTTGGATACTGATCATATTCATCAAGTTCACCATCTCCATCTATTAAAGTAAAATTTAATCCCACTAATCTAACATCCCGCCACAAGCAGGACACCCATCATGGTGAAAATGAAATTCATGTTTGTGAGGGCATATTATTTGTGCACAAATGGAACATTCATTGTCTGAGCAATGATCAAGAAGCTGTATAATTTGATCGGCCATTTTAATTTCATTTTCTGTCATAAAACTCCTTATTTAATTTGTTCCGCATGTTGACCAGTAAATTTTTCCCACCTATTGATAATTACATCACAGTATTTCTCGTCAAGCTCCATCATTCGACACTTGCGCCCTGTTTTTTCGCAAGCTATCAAGGTTGAACCTGAACCGCCGAACCCATCAAATACAATATTTCCAGAATCATATAATCCAAATGTCTCGACTGCTAATGCGATTGGTTTTTGTGTTGGGTGTACCCTCTTTTCCTTCTGCTCAGATGCCTTCAAAAGACCTTGCCATCTGTGTCTAACAATACGAGCAGGGACATTATAAGATGTCCACGCAAGCTCGATATCAGAGAAGTTTTTTGTGGTCCCCTCTACGCCATCAATCTTATCCCAGCACAACCACCCTCGTGACTGAGGAAGAAATGCCGTGAAGTAATTTCCTCCCCATATAATCATATTCTTCATATCAAGCGATAGAACGCACTTGTAAAACGATTCTGCTGTGTTTGTGGTATCGTCACCAATAACAGGACTATATCTGTTGGCTTTAATTTCATTATCTTTATTTTGGTTTAGATTTTTCTTCCCTCCAAATGCTCCCCCGCCTCCTATTGTGTTCTTTTGTACCACATCAATACCATAAGGAGGATCAGTAAACACCATGTCCGCTTTCTCGCCAGCCATCAATATTTCAACCTGCGCCTTGTCTGTACTGTCCCCGCACAACAACCGATGCTCCCCCAGCTTCCATAACTCACCCAGTTTACACCGTGACTCTGTTGGCTCTGGCACTTCATCGTCCCCTATCTCCCCTTCTTTGGGAGTCATTTCATTCAGATCAAATCCCATATCGTCAAGATCAATATCAAAGGTATCCTGAAAATCCAGTAGCATATCATCATCCCACGCTGCAAACTCCCCTGTTTTATTGTCTCTCAAATTATAATCAATAAACTCTGATTCATCTTTGAATTGATGGATGATTACATTCGCTTCCTGTATGCCGCATTTCTTCAATGCTTTCAGCGTAGTATGCCCACAACATATTACCTCATTCGGGAATGGATAGCCGGGCGCAGATAGCACCAATGGCTTAACATGTCCATGTTTATTGAGTGATTTAACAACCTCGTCAACTGCTGCCGTATTTTTGCGCGGGTTCTTCTCGTATGGTACGAGTTCTGTTATCTGTCGCGTTTCTATTTTCATGGTTTCGGTTGCGTTATATTGACGGCAATACTTACATCAAGCCAGCCCAATGCGCCGCCTAGCATCAAATACAGGAATGTGAGCATCAGTATTAATTGCGCCACATTCTGAGCTATATTGAACGAATGAATCACAACCTCTCTTTTGATTCTTTTTATATAATCTTCTTCATTTTCCATTTTCCCGCTCAGTATTCAAAACTTTCTTCTTCCCTGAATTTGTTCACAGACTTGACAGCATTTCTAACATCAACCACAAATTGAACGCCCACATCTGTATTATCACCACCGCCAATAAATATATTTTCTGGATAGTGTGTAAGAAACTGTTCACATTTAGAAATGAACCCGTCAAAACCCTCTCGCTCCATGTCTTTAATCTTAGCCTCAAGATCATCATTCTCCTCTGATTGGATAACGATCATTTTCTCCAACTCATCTCTTGTCTTTTTGCTTAGATTCATACTCAACTCAAATAAATATAGTTTTCATTTCTCACTGACTTCTCTCGCTGGTGACAGACACCGCACCGTCTATGATATTTGCTCTGTGGGATAAACATTCTCCTGCAATTAAGCCCGTTGCACCTGCGTGATCTCTCTTGTTTCGGGGGTGTCCATACTCTGCCCGCTTGGTCTTTGTAGATATCATCTGCGATTCCATCATTCAAAATATGTTATTTTAACTTCGGTGTGTGGGCAATAATCATATACCTTGCCGGCCTTGATACAGAATATCTGATTATCATCTTTATATAAATAACCGTTAAAAGCATCAACCGTCAGCTTGACCAGATTATCAAGATCCGGTTTCCTTCGATGCCACAATCCATTAATGCGCTCGGACTTCTTAATCGTTGAAGGAAACGGGAAATAATAACCAAGACACAATTCAACACCGCCCTGAAAAGCACGATACTTATTAAGTATTATACTTTGCACCACCAGTAAATATTGCCTTATTTTAATTTCTGCGTCAACGGTTGTTTTAGGAGTGTAGATTCTGGCACTTCTCATATTGATTCTAGGCCTGCCTTTTGGCACTGGTTTGCCGGGAATATCAAAGCAAATCGTTTCAATCTTTTTCATTTCAATTTAGCCTCAAATGCTGCCTTCATATCAATGCGCTCCTGTTCTGTGTATTTATTCGGGTCGATCCTGTTAATGTAATTGATTATATTCTTTGCTGCTGATTTGCCATCATTTGCTTTTCCCTCGGTAATCTGGTGTTGCGTGTCGGCCTCCTGCATGATATGTCTGATAGATGAGGGGTCTGTGATCGGTTGCCGGGAATGCTCAATTAAAACGTCTCTCGTTACATCATCCGGGCAATTATGAGCAAGAATCGTACCCAATACC